GATCCTTGGCCGTCTTCTGCGTCAGGTTGTTCGGATCATCGGGAACTAGCGCGCCGATCTGATATGAGCTGGCGATGATCTGCGTTTCTTTGGTGGTCATCAGCAAAGTATCGGGGTCGGTGGTACGAGCAGTGTACTGCCAACCTTCAGGCGTATCGGGAAGAGCCCAGAAATATAGGCAGCGAGTCACTCGCCCCTGAGTTGTCGGCTGATAGCCTTGCTTGACAGGAAGATCAGTCACGCCGTAGCGCGCCAGGCCTGCCAGCAATTCGCGGCGAATCAGGATGCCAAGCTCTTTCTCGTTCATGCTGGGCCAATATCCACAAAGATAATTCCTTTCCAGCCGTCCTGAGCATACCAATCGGTATCGCCCTGCACTTCGTACTTGCGGCCACCGAATACGGCATAGTCCGGCGAAGCTTCGCGCCTGACCATTTCCAGCGGATTGGACGTGTACAGATTGCGATATTGCTTGGCAGTGTCCAGACCCATTTCGCTGACTGTGCGGGCATCAACCGGCTGAAAGCTGCCAATAATGGTTACGGGAGCTTCATAGCTTGGAACGTCCTGGCCAAGAGCGTTTGGCGTGTTGCCGGCGAACTTGTGCCACTGCAAGGTTTGGCCTGCGATGGCGCTCAGTGCGATGTTGAGTAGGTTGATTCCGGGGATCATTTGTCCACCACTGCCGAAGTAACTGCCTGAAGCATCTGGCCTGTATCTACCAGCGGCTTGACACTGGCAGCTTTCTTGCCTTTCTTGCGAGACTGCCGAGCGCGAATAGTGGACTCAGCAAGCGGCGGAGATGTCACAGCTTTGATTGCTTTGCGTACGTCGCCAGCGGCAACCATGCCAACCTGCTCCAGTGCATGAACAATCGTGACATTGCCATTCAAAGCAGCTTTCACGCCTTGAGCAATCCCGGCCTGCCACTTGTTCTTGTTCTGCAATTCAGCTGGCCGCATGAACGGACGCGGGGGAATCGGGCCATAGCCAAACTCCTGAATCGCGGCAACGTAGGCAATCGGCGTCCCATCGGGATACTTGGCGGTCTCAAAGAATCCGACGCGAATCTCTTTCGACTCCAGCTCACGGAGCATCTTCTTGATGGCTTCTGATCGGCCTGATCGCTGGATTTGCATCAGATTTTGTACCGGTAGCCATACTTAGCAATTATCTTAACTGCAAGCTCGACAGCGCGGTCTTCATTAGCCCCCATAAACACAGCCAGTTTTGCCGCCATGAATACAGGATGGATAATCCATGCTCTGCGATGAATGCTCACTTTTAGTTCAGAAATAGCCATCAAAACCTCACTCGCCCACGACCAGGGAACCCACCACCCACAACGCGGAAACCAGCCCGCTCACCACGCCCACCAACATAGAAACCACCTGAATTGCAGCGGCTCATCAGTGCGGCGAACTGCTGACCGAATGGCGTGCCATTCAGCCAGTAATTCCAGGCAGTGGTAGCGGGCGGCATCGCGAACGAAACAGAAACCTTATCGATGGTCGCGCTCGAAAGCTGGGCAACGGTTCCAGTACCACCGCCAGCCGCAGCGTTAGCCGCAAGCTGGAGGAGATGCGCGACCATCAGCAGCCACATCTGCTCGGTACACTTGCAGCCACGCTCAGAGGTAAAGCACAGGGCGAGTTGGGCCGTAGCAAGTACCAGCTCATCGCTAACTCCAGCGAATTGAGGGTACATCAGACGGAACAGCGCTAGCGGGAACTCGCCCATGGCTTACTTCTTCTGCTTGCGAGTGACGTGAGTGCCGTCCACCGACTCAACTTCAGGATCGTTGAGAGTCAGGGTTTCGGGGGTTTCAGGCGCCGAGGCATCGCGACCGGTCATGTTGGCGGCGACCAGATCGGCGTCTTCCTTGTACTTCTCGACGGTAATGAAACCGTTGTCCATGTGCAGCTTGAACACTGGATAGCTTTTGCATTCGTCCAGTTGAGCGCTGGTGATGCGGGTGGCCACGCCCAGTGGGGTGATCACGTTTTTGTTGGCCACGTTGGCCTTGCCGTTGATGAGCACTTCACCGTAACGGTTATCGTTGCTCAGCGTCGAGTAAACGTAGTAATCCATGATGATCTCCAGGCAATAAAAAGCGGTGAACCAATACTAGCACGGTTCACCGCGATTTATCAGATGCCGGTCAGGCGGGCAAAGGCCCATGGGCGAAGGACGAAGATGCCGCCGAGTGCGTTCACTGCGTCTTCGATGTAGCCCTTGACGCGCTGCTCGCTACCGATGACACGGTACTTCTCGGGCACCAGCTGAACCAGGGTTCGGCTGTCCGCATCGTCGAAACCGCTCAGGCTTTCAACGTAGAAGTAGGCCACGTTCGCGCCGCCGTTTGCTGCGGTGAATTCAGGAACGAATTCGAAGCGAGCGCCAGGGTAGTTTTCGGCAACCCAAGTGCCAACGGTCTGGCCGATGGCCGATACCGCATCACGCACTTGCAGCACGCCGATGTAGTCCAGCGGCAGAGCGAACACCATCTGAGCATCCGGGCCGATGTTGCCACCCGACTGGATGATGATCTTGTTCACTGCGTTGGCGATGTCGGCGGTGATGGCTGCGAAGGTCGCCCACACGCCACCAGTGCGCCATGCAGCAGCGGCAGCGGTGTACGGCGGCAGGTTCGGATCGTTCAACAGACCATAGGTGAGGTTGCTACCGCCGTTGAAGCCGTTGAAACCGATGCTGTTGCGGCTGTAGTCCAGAGACTCGATCACAGACTTGCGCTTTTCTTCGGCATCGTTGAAGCCTTCGCGGGACATGCGCGCTTCTTCCAGCTTGCCGACTTGGAAGCCCTGCTCGAAGCGAACCAGCGAACGAGGCTCGCGGAACGAACGATAGTTCGCCAGCGGGATGTTCGAGGTGTCGCCGTACAGTTCGGCCTTGCCTACTGGCACTGCGATTTTCTGAGTGACGAACTCATCTTCCCAGCTACCGCCGACCAGAATGCCGGCGAGAGCATCGATACGGCGAACTTGAGTCAGGATGCGCACGACGCCAGGCAGCTCGGTTTCGAGCAGATGACGATACATGGCGCCTTGCTGAGTCGCAGGGCCAACCAGAGCGGTGTCAGCAGCCAGCGTAATGCCAAGCTGATTCGCCTGATCCAAGGTCGGCTTGGCGTCCAACGCCAGCGGGCCGCGTTCTTTGAGGGTGCGCCCGGAGGCGTAGAAACGTTCTTTCATGTCTGCGACACCTTATTGAGTCAGGCGAATGACGGCCAGGGTTGGAGTTTCGGGCGATACGTTGTGACGACTCACAACCGCGTTCGGGATCTGGGTTTGACCGGCGCCAGCGGTGCCGTGGCCCAGCTCGCCAGTGGCGTTCACGAAGTAAATCAGATCGCCGATGGTTGCGCCGGTAGTGGTCAGGGAGACGTACCATTCACCCATAAAACCGAATTCGGCCTGAGTGCCGTTCAGTGCATAGCCGGTATCGAGCAGGTACGCTTTCGGGTTGATCATGATGCCGGCAAACAACCCGGTGCCGCCAGCCTGAACAGTTTCGACGGCTTCGTCACGATAGGTGAAGGCGCGACCGAAGATGTTGTTGGCTTCGGTGGTGGTGTTCAGCAGCGCAGCCAGGGCGCGAGTCGGGCCGTCAAAGGCCTGCTCACCGGGAATGCCGGATACCAGCTGGTTGATGGCGGTGTATGGAATAGGCATTATTTTTTCTCCCAGAGAGAGTGGGCCGATTCAGCGCCGGTTTTCGGGCCGCTGTCGCGGGCGAGAGTTTCGTGGGCAGGCTTGCGGCCTTGCATCCAGGCGTCCAGAGCGATTGCTTCGCTACCCTTGGCGCACTTGATGCCGAGCTTTTCGACTGCGTATTGAGCCACGGCATCAGCTGTCATGCCCGAGGCGTCGAAAACGCCAACGTGCTGGGTCACTTGCTTGGCGAGTGCGTCGCGGTTAGCCAGTTGGGTGATGGTGGTCGCAACGGAGTCTTGCGCGGGCTTGGCCTTGAGCGCTTTCAGCTCGTCTTGCAGAACCTTGACCTGGCGAGCCAGCGCGCCGTCTTTGGCGAGGGTAGCCTTGATCTTGGCGTCAGCAGCCAGCTTGGTCGACTTGGCGCGAGCTGTAGCCAACTTGGCCTTGGCCTTGGTCAGCTTGTCTTGGGCTGGTTTGCGCTTGCCATCAGCGGCGGCAACAACCTCTTCCGAAGCTGCGGCAACTTCTTCGATGGCAGCAGCCACCTCTTCGATTGCGGCTTGTGCTTCTTCAGCGGCAGCGACAGCTTGCTCGGCGGCATCGCCCTCGGCAGCGGTAACGACTGGCTCAGCAGCAGGATCCATCATCGGATCGGCGTCCTTGGTGGCGTCAGGATCAGCATCCGCCGCAGCAGGGTCTTTGGCCGGGTCTTCATCCCCGGTAGTTTTTGCGGCCAGCATCTTAGCGATCAACGCTTCGAGCTGTGCCAGTTGCTCAGGGGTAAATTCCATCGGTAGTAACTCCGCTGAATCGAGGGTGAATGTGAGATGGTCTTGGACGGCCACGTCAGGGCCGGTTCGCCCCTCTTCGACCAATGCAAGGTGTTGAGCGCGCAGGTTACGCTGCACGTACTGATATTCTTTGCCCTCGAACACGCCGGATTCTTTAACCCAGTCGCAGCCGTAGCAGGGTGACAGCTCGGTCTTGCCGTTATTGATCAGGCTTTGGGCGGCGGTCGAGTGGATGACGATGTTGCCACGCAGGTATGGCGAATCGAAATAGACCTTCTCGCCGATGTTGCCCTGAATGCCCTTGCGCTCAGCCGGCATGCCATGGATGCCGATAATTTCGTGATTGTCGATCAGCGGCTTGTTCTTGAACGAGTCAATGGCCGCAACATTCGACAGCTCTTCGGCTGGACGGTAAACCTGATAAACCTTGTCCGGATCTTCGGCGCCTGGAATTTCAGAACCGAGATAAGGGTACACGCCGATTTTTGAAATCGGGTTGTCCTTGACCTCCATGAAGCCGTTCCAATCGTAGGAGCGCTTAGATTCTTTGGGCATTTCTATCGTGCCGATAGTTTTCAATGCACTGAGTCTATCACCCTGTTTTTCTGCGCGCAAACAAAAGCCCCAGTTAAGAGGCTTGAGGTGGGACGCTTACATGGTTAGGCGTATTCAAACTCTGTTGACTTCACTGAAACCATGTAGGCATCCCATTGCGACGGTGATTTCAGCTCGACTACCTTTGCGATGTGAATAATTCGTTCTGCGCCAAGGCGATATTTCTTGCCGTGGTACATCTTTGGTTTTGTCAAAATCTTGTCCAGACACGTAGCGCCAACGATTCGGCCATCACTGATCTTAATGCCGTGCTTTAGGCTGCGACCGCAGTGGTTGCAAACTTCGTCTTGGCTATAACCGGTGATGTTGAAAGTAGTCATTTCGTCTTGCTCCGTTGTTCGTTTCGATGGAGCAATCCTCTCACTGCATAATAACTATGTCAACAAGATTATTGAGTATCCTCCGCATCGCCCAATTCCAAAACCGGCGCCATCGTGCACCGACAATTAATCAACTGCCCAGGAAACCCACGCTCACCAGTGCGCTCATCAATGACAGGCGGATCATCGTAGCTGAATACCTGGCCGTCATATTGCAGATGCAGCTTGCGTGGATCTGAGCCGCCCCCCGAATGCACCCATTCCCACTTCTTCATACCGACCGACTTAGCGCGCTCAACGTTCATCGCTGACGTGACCTTGCGAGTCTGGTCTACGGCAATCAGCTTGGCCCGATTCTCGGTCAGCCCGTCGTAATGTCGGATGCCCTCAAAGATATCCTGCGCGCCATTACCGCCAGTCGAAACCGAGCGCAACACCAATTGAGAAATTCTTTCGTGGTACTGCTGCTGGATAGATTTTATCAATCCAACGTTTTCGGCAGTGGCGGCGGTGATTTTATCGCGGAGCTCGCCAGGCATGTCCGGCACCGGAATCGTGATCCCGCCCGATATCTTCTTGAGCGATTCCCCAAGCGCCCGCTTGGACGCCATTGAGCTGGAATCAATCATGCGCTCAGTCATGCCGGTAGCACGTGAGGCGAATAATTTGGCGTACTTCTGGCCTAGCCAGCTGAACAAGATGCGCGCCTGACTGGCTAGTGACGCATCCAGTGCGCCCACGAACTGCGCATAATGATTAGGCGAGTCCATCGCCAGCGCAGATTCTTCATCAGCATGCTGGCGGAACAGTTTCCGAACCTCGGCGTTGTACTCCTTCTGCATCTGCTGAACCAGGCGGTCAAGTGACGCCTGATATTTGGCTGATGCGGCGGCTGAGTATGGGGGCAGGCGCGTGCCTTTTAGGGTGGCTGCGCGGGGTTGCGCCCATTCCAGGCGTTTGCGGGTCAATCTTATCTGCTTAGCCATCAGCGATCTCGTTTGGCGATTTCGTGCGCCTCACGCTGGATGCTAAACCATTCTTGAAGCGCCTGCTGATCAGTCATTGCAAGAATTCGCCGAGCAAACGCAACACCCATCTTTCTGGTCTGCTCGTTTCGATCCCGTACAGCCCGGTCATCCTGACGCCATTTCATGCAGATATTGCACATACAGCCAGCCGGATGGTCATGGCCTGGACGATCATAGCCAGTACCGATTGCTTCCATTACTCGACCCTCTTGCAGACGAAAGTTACAGGCTTCCCCATATACCGCTTCGACTCGCCAGCAGCCTGGCAAGCCGATTCGGTTGTGAATTCGGTTGGGCCCATTGTGGCCGAGCCGTAGTTCAATGCCAGAATGAGCAGCCACATCAACTGACCCATCCTAGCAGCCGGCATGTCAAGGCAACCGAAAACAATGTGCCAAATGGTACAGGGAGAAGGAAAAGAATATAAAACCCAAATGCCTGCTCCCATCCTACAAAACGCCTGCCCATCACAATTGCTGCGATAGACCAAGCGCAGCCCCAAGTTATCCATAGCCAGAACGGAGGATGGTAGAGCATCATTCGCCCTCCACGATTTCGAATTTTCGGTAGCCATGATCCAGAAGATATTCAGCCACACCAACATCTGATGGACGAGGATCATCAAAGCCGAAGTAGCCACCAATGTGATCAGCCAGCTCGCCAAGGTTCCGCTGATATGCTTCCGCCGCGATCTGCTCGGGCGTGCGCGCAGGCCGGAAATTGATCTCGCCAATGCCGCTGCCAACACCGCCAATTTGATCGCCGTTCAGGTGGGGACAATGAATGACTACCTGAACCTCCTCATCAGAAATCGGGGTTGTGACGTAGCGAATCGTGCACGGATACCAGGTTCCGTTGCCTACTCGGTATTCACATGCCGCCCCAACCGGCGGCAGGGGTTCGCCGTTCCATTCAGCGGGCTTGGCGATCAGATTGGTATACTCATATCGCTCACCTGCCGCAACTGTCCAGCGCCCACGACTTTCCGAGAATTTTTGAAACTCACCGTCGAGGTGACGATAGAAAAGTTCCACGCTCGGCGAATAGAATTCCGCGCCTTCCGGCGCCTTACTCCAATCGATATCCATTATGCTTCTCCTTTTGCGCGGGCGATGGCTGATTTTGCTTTGGCAGTATTGATGATTGGGATTGGTTGACTCATAGCCTTTACGAAATCCTCAAGCGCCTCAAGCAGATCCGGCGCGGCGGCGATTAGGTTGGCGTTGGCGCGATTCGATTCATCAAGAGGAATCATTGCCATCTGACCACTAGGTGTGCCGACGCTCAGCGCTTCGAACTCAAGCGCGTTGATGCTCGCCAGCTGATAGCGCTCCTGCTCTGTTGCTGGGATTACCTGATAGCGACCAATGCGCGGCGCAACTGCCCATGGCCCCGGAGTATGCCCGCTCATTTCGCACGCTCGGCGAGCATGGCGTCGGCCATCTCATAGGCATGCTTTGCAATTCCATTTTGCATAAGCCCCCAGTTATCGTGGTGCGAGCAAATACCTTGCATCGCCTTCGCCGCAAAGTAATCGCGCAGGCTCATGCCTTCGTATGCACCTTGCTGACGTTCGTTCGTTTCGTAGCCAATCACGACGCCAGGGCTTGGGAAAGCAGCGC